CTCGATTTTTTCAGACTTTCGCTCGTGTGGCGCGAGGATCCTATGAGACGAACGGAAAAACCAAAAGATAACTACATTTGCGAATATTTCGAGGAAATTAACGACGGGCGCATCGTCACCGGCAAGTTTATTCGGCTTGTATACAAGTATTTGGTCGACGGTCTGGCAGAAGGCCGGTTCAGGTACGACGCTGAGCGTGCAGATGCCGCCATTAGCTGGATCGAGACACACTGCTTCCACACAGAAGGGCCGCTCGCACCCGGGCCGCTGAAGTTGGAGCTATGGCAGGAGGCAATGATTTCCGCGATATTCGGATTGGTCGACGCGAACGGCAACCGGCAATTCCGTGAGGTGTTGCTGGTCGTTGCCAGGAAGAACGGCAAGTCATTGCTTGCTTCCGCACTCGGGGATTATATGTTCCGCGTTGACGGCGGTTATGGTGCGCGGGTGTTTTGCCTGGCGCCAAAACTGGAACAGGCCGATATCATTTATAACTCGATATGGCAGATGATCACGCTGGATCCGGAGTGGCAGCAGCTGAAGGAACTGTCACAGGAGAAGGACACCCAGCACCGGAAGATACATGACGACTCGATGCTTGCACGGCATCGGCAGACAGATCTGTGCATCCTGGGGACGAACTCAACCGTCAAGAAGATTGCATTCTCGGCAAAGAAGTCCGACGGTTTCAACCCATCGCTCACGATCTGCGATGAGGTCGCAAGCTGGCAGGGCGATCAGGGGCTGAAGCAGTATGAAGTCATGAAGTCGGCAATGGGCGCACGGCCTGAAGGCTTGATGCTCAGCTGCACAACGTCAGGATACATAAACGACAGTATTTATGATGAGTTGATTAAGAGGTCAACTCGTTTTTTATTGGGCGACTCCAAAGAACAGCGCCTGCTGCCGTTTCTGTACATGGTCGACGATCCGGAAGCATGGAACGACATTAACGAGCTCCGGAAGAGCAACCCAAACCTGAACGTGTCCGTCACGGAAGACTACCTGAAGGAAGAGATCGCCATTGCGGAAGGATCCAGAAGCAAAAAGGCGGAATTCCTGACGAAGTACTGCAATATCAAGCAGAACTCTTCGCTTGCATGGTTGCCGGCGCAGGTCGTGGAAGGCGCAAGCGGCGATCCGCTCAATCTGGAAGATTTCCGTGGGCATTACTGTGTCGGAGGCATTGACCTGTCACAGGTGCGCGACCTTACGGCGTGCTGTGTTGTCATCGAGAATGCCGGCGGACTGTATGTGTTCGCTCATTTTTTCCTTCCGGCTGAACGGATTGATGAAGCGACAGAGCGCGACGGCATCCCGTATCAGGCGTATATCGAGCGCGGGATCCTGACGCCATCGGGTGACAGTTTCGTGGACTATCACGACTGTTACAACTGGTTCACGGCGCTGGTTGAACAGTATGAGATTTTGCCGCTGAAGGTCGGGTATGACCGTTACAGTGCGCAATATCTCGTTCAGGACATGGAGACTTACGGCTTCCAGATGGACGACGTCTTCCAGGGCGAGAACCTGTTTCCGGTCATCCAGGAAGCGCAGGGCCTGCTTGAAGATGGTGTGATTCGGATCGGTGACAACGATCTGTTAAAGATACATTTACTCAATAGTGCAATCAAGATGAGCACCGAGCGCGGCAGGGGTAAGCTGATAAAGCTATCTCCGAATGACCATATTGACGGAACCGCGGCCTTGCTCGACGCGTTGACTGTTCGTCAGAAATGGTACGGCGAAATCGGCGAACAGTTAAGAAACGAGGTAAGCAATGGGACTGTTTGATTTCTTGTTTAAGAATAGGCCGAAGCCGGTCGGCAAATTCAATGGTGACTTCCAGTTACTGGACATGTACCACCCGTACTTCACGACTTTCGGCGGCAACGTCTATGAGTCGGAGCTGATTCGGGCTGCGATCAATGCGCGAGCAACGCATATCAGCAAGCTGAAGGTCGAAACGACAGGTTCGGCACGTCCGGCATTAAAGACCAAACTGTCACACGGCCCCAACCAGTTGCAGACATGGAGTCAGTTCCTGTATCGGCTCAGCACGATCCTGGACATCCACAACACTGCGTTCATTGTTCCGATCTATGACCAGTACGGTGAAGTGTCTGGTGTGTTTACGCCGCTTCCACAGCGCTGTGAGCTCGTGCAATACGGCAAGACGCCATACATCCGATACGAGTTCAGCTGGGGCGAACAGGCATCGATCGAGCTCGGCTTGTGCGGGGTGATGACCAAATTCCAGTACAAGAACGACCTGTTCGGCGAAGACAATCGCGCACTGCTTCCGACCATCGATCTGATTCACATTGTCAATCAAGGCATTGACGAAGGCGTGAAAAGTGCTGCGACCTACCGCTTCATGGCGCAGGTTTCCAACTTCACGAAAGCGGAAGACCTTGCAAAGGAACGTAAGCGCTTTACGGAAGAGAACTTCAGTCGTGACGCTCAGGGCGGTGGGCTGTTGCTGTTCCCGAACACGTACAAGGACATCAAGCAAGTCGAGGTTAAGCCGTGGGTCGTTGACGCACAGCAGATGGACATCATCAACAAGTCCGTCTATGAGTATTTCGGCGTGAATGAAGACGTCCTTCAGAACAAGACGTTCGGCGATGCATGGGCGGCGTTCTACGAAGGCGCGGTCGAACCGTTCGCGATCCAGTTCAGCGAGGTCATGACCCGGATGCTTTATACGTTCCGGGAACAGTCGCAGGGCAACGGCGTGCAGGCCACAGCGAACCGTCTGCAGTATCTGAGCAACGCGGACAAGCTGAACGTCAGCTCGCAGATGCTCGACAGGGGCATCATGAGCATAAATGATGTGCGTGAAATCTGGAACCTTCCGCCGGTTGAAGGTGGGGACGCTCGAATTATTCGCGGTGAGTACTGGAACGCCGATGAGAAGATATCGGAGGAAAAGATAAATGAAGAGTGATAGAGAATATAGAAGCATGGAACTTAAAGCGGTTCTGATCGAGGAAGGCGCTGAGCCGTCGTATCTGGTCGAAGGCTACGCTTCCACGTTCGATCCTTACGTCCTTCTGACGGTGGACGGGGTGGATTACTCCGAGCGGATCGAGCCGACAGCATTCGACGAAGCAGACCTGTCGGACGTTGTGTTCCGTGTGGATCACGAGGGGCGCGTGTATGCTCGTAGCTCAGCCGGAACGGTCGAGCTGTGGCATGACGGACACGGGCTCGGACAGCGTACTGATTTGAGTAAAACGCAGGCGGCGCGGGAACTGTTCGCTGACATTGAGGCGGGCAATTACCCGAAAATGTCGTTTGCTTTTACGGTCGCGGAAGATCACTTCGACCGCGAGACACATACAAGGGTTATTGATCGGATTGCTAAGGTGTTTGACGTCTCACCTGTCAGCTTTCCGGCTAACCCGAACACTGAACTTTCGGTATCAACCCGGTCTTACTTCGACGGAGTGATCGAGGCAGAACGAGCGGAGCGACTCGCAAGGGAAGAGCGCGAAAGACAGATTCAGCGTATCAAGTTACTTACGGAGGTCTAATATGGACATCAAAACAATGACGGCTGAAGAGCTTATCGAGCGCCGTGCGGCAATCGCGACGGAAGTCGATGCGCCGGAAGCAGACCTGACAGCGCTTGAAGACGAAGTCCGCGCGATCAATGCGGAACTGGAAGAGCGTAAGGCCAACGAGGAACAGAAGGAAGAAGTCCGCAAGGCTGTTGCAGACGGCGCGGGCGAAGTAGTTAAGACCTTTGAAGAAGAGGTCAGACAGGAGAGAACAATGTACGGAATCGATACTCAGGAATACAGAGACGCATTCATGGCAAACCTTGTCGGGCGCGCGACCGTTGAACAGCGTGCGATCCTGGCAGATAACAGCGCATACGGCGACGGCCTGTCCCTTCCGGTCGGACTGGATAAGGACATCTGGGATCAGGTAACCACCGCTCATCCGATCCTGGCAGATGTTGACATCATGCGCACCGGCATGGCGATCAAGGTCACCAAGATGACCCCGGCGGCGATCACTAAGAAGATGGACAGCGCAGCTTCCAGCGAGCAGACCTTCACTTCTGCTGAGGTCACCCTGGTCGGTGCTGACTATCACACCTATGTCACGATCTCTTACGCTGAGGCGAAGATGAGCCAGGGCGCTATGGAGCGCTTCCTTGTTCGTGAGGTTTCCGACGCGATCGGCGAAGCCCTTGCGAAGGATGTGTTCGCGCGGATCCTGACCGACGCCGGCAACGGCCAGAAGGTTACACCGGCCTCCGGAGCGACCATGTTCGAGAATGTGAAGGCCGCTATGGCGCTTGCGATCCAGGCACGCAATCCGATCATCTATGCACCGGCTTCTGCTTATTATGAGATCGTCGGCGCAATCGCTCAGGGATCCCCGTTCAACATCGGCGCGACCCTTGGCTGCCAGGTCAAGCTCGACAACGCGGCGACGAAGGTCACCGTTCTGGATCCGTCTCTGTTCTGCCTGAACGTCATTCAGGACACCATCATCGAGTCCGAGAGAGACGCAAAGAACGCTCAGTTCGTGATCGGCGGATACATGAGAGCGGAAGGCTGCCTGCGTAAGACTGCGGCTGCTGCGTACATCGCCTAATGAAGCTGCTTGCTAAGCTCGACATCTTAGCGGAAGGACAGAAGGTTAAGGCCGGGGCTGAGCTCGAAGTGAGTGAGGTTACCGGCCACCAGCTTGTCCGGCTTGGATGGGCGGAGGAGCTGCCGGAGGAGGTAAAAGCTCCGGCGAAGGCGGCGAAGAAGAGAAACACAAAGAAGTAATCGGAGGTTTTGACATGCTCGCACTGGTTAAACTCGCGCTCAGGATCACGACGGACGCGTTCGACGTCGAACTGAATATGCTGATTGCGGCAGCGCTTGCCGATCTGGGGCTGACGGACATCTCTGAGGACGTTCTGGACGCCGACACGAACATCGCCCTGATTCAGCGTGCGGTGATTACGTACGTGCGTTGCAACTTTGGTCAGCCGGACGATTATGAGCGCCTGAAGGCGTCTTACGATGAACAGAAGGCGCAGTTAAGCATGGCAACAGGTTACACGGCATGGTAACGGGGTGATTCTATGGACAGATCGGAGACAATCGCACTTATTGCGACGCGGAACATAAAAGACGAATTCGGGGTCGCTCGTTCCGTCGAATCATCCCGCACCGTGTTTTGTGCCGTTCAGTCCGTCACGCGGGATGAATTTTATGAAGGCGGGCGGAACGGCCTTAACCCCGAGTATCAGTTCACGATGTTCGCGCCTGATTATGCCGGTGAGCGGGTGCTCGAATACAAGGGCAACCGTTACGGCATCTATCGGACGTACATCGGAAGAAATGACACGATCGAGTTGTATGCGGAACGGAAGGGCGGCACCAATGGCAAAGATTACGGCGGCTAACCTTGATTCGGCAATCAAAGGCATTCTTGACGACTATGCTGAGACGCTTGTCGACGACCTTGACGAAGTAACGATTAAGGTCGCCAAAGCAGGCGCTCAGGCGCTGAAGAATTCTTCGAACGAGATGTTCACGGACATCCATATGAAGAAGGGGCGCTATGGTAGCGGCTGGACAGTGCAGACCGAAAAGACCAGATTGTCGGCGACAGGGATCATCTACAACAAGAAGTATCCCGGCTTGCCGCATCTTTTGGAGCACGGTCATGCTAAGCGCGGCGGCGGTCGCTGGATGCCGAAACAGGAACACATAAAGCCGGTCGAAGATCAGATCGTCGAAAGCTTTGAGAAAGAAGTCGAAGGGGTGATAGGACGATGACAGTGAGAGAAGTGAATCAGTTGATTGAGAGCATCGGCCCGCCGTCCGTCTACTATCAATTCCCGGAAGGCACCGAACAGAAGACACCGTTCATCTGTTGGTATTTCCCGAACAGCGCCGACGTGCTTGCAGACAACACGATTTACAAACAGAAAAACGCTCTTGTGATTGAACTGTACACCGATTACAAGAACTTCTCACTTGAACACGAGATCGAGGCCGCATTGCTTGACGCCGGTCTCGTTTTTACGTGGGACGA